CCAGAAGAACTTAGGCGTGGTGCCGGTGTCCTCGTATAGCGAGATGTCGCCGTTAGATTCAATCCGCATACGTTCAGTGCTATCACTTCTAAAGCGAATTCTTGAACCTGCGCCATTTGTAGAGCCATAAAAAGTAATGTTGCCGCCATCGGTATCTGAATTACCGCCCGCAACAGTTAAAGATAAGCTGGTAACATCTGAGTTAATTCCGCCTGCATTATCCAGCGTCAACCCATCAGCCGTGACGGTGCCGTCAACATTCAAGGACGTATTAAACTGCCCCGTCGTCCCCGTAATAGCCCCAGCACTCGACCCGCCAATGGTCACGCCGTCGAGCGTCCCGCCGTTGATGTCAACGCTGGTGATGGTCGCAGAGGATAGGGTAGGCAGGGTGAGGGTCTTGCTGCTCAGGTCGAGCGTGGTGACAAGATCATCTGCCGTGATGATGTCGTTGTTGATGTCTGCGCTGGTCAGGGGTGCGCGAGCAGGTTCCCGTCCAATCATACCCATCGTTATATTCCTCAGGTGATCTCTAGCAGGCTCATCACAACATCAGCAGAAGCGGCTGTGTCGGACGTAACTTTGATGCTGTCGCCCGTCTCCATGACCAGTTTCTGCTCGCCCCCAACAATCACAATGGTGCTGCCAGAGGGCAGGGGAGCCGCCTTAACAATGTAAGTATCTGCCACGCCGTCGGTGTGCTGCACGTCCACATAGATCGCAGAGCCCGTCCGGTTTGCCACCGTGAGGCCAATGAGCGTCGTCTGGGTGCTCGCTCCAACGGTGTAGCTGCCGACCGTTACCGGGGACGTTCCAACACTTTGCGAGACGTAGCGTTTGAATGTATTAGCCATGGTTTATCCTCTTAGCCAAGTGCTATTGCCAACGCTACAGCAATGCTATTCGCCGTGTTGTCCGTATAGGCCTTAACACTCTGTTGGGTGGGGACCAGCGTGTCGGAATCCGACGCCATATCATCCTCGTCCACAAACCCAGTGATCGTGATCGTCCCATCGGAGATGCTGGTGTTGAACGTCATGGTGTCAGCGGTGAGGGCATCGTAGGTCGGGGACGTGAAGTCCGTCGCAAACGCGCTAACAAAGACAATAGCGCTGCCCGACAGGTTGATGGCCGAGCCACCACTGCTGCTTTCGGAAGGCGTTCTGGAAAGGGTGGTGCCGCTGGCGGTGTAGGTGCCCGTACCGATTTCCCAGTTGGCACCATCTTCTATGACATAGCGAACAGTTTCGCCGTCAGAAACCCCCGCCGCCCCGAAGGTCTGATAACCAGTCTCGGCAGCGCCGAGCGTAATGGTGCCCGTGCCAGTCGTGCTGGTTGAGACTCTGGCGCGGTTTACAAATGTAACCATCACAAAACTCCACGGTTAAATAAACAGCGCCAGTTGTCTTTATGCAATCCGAATGATGGCGTTCGACGCGTCCGCAGTAGGAAACTGGATCGTGAAATCGCCAGCAGTGGAGGTCTTGTCTGAACCGAAGTCCAGCACCACAACCGCTGCATCAGCCTCAGTGCTGTTATAGATTAGGGCGCCCCGGGCGGTGATCGTCGCCGTGGACCACGTCGTATCAGCAAAGTCCGTGAACGCGGTAGTGCCGGAGCTGGTCGGCGTCACGTTGGTGAGCGTATTGCCCCCTGCCGTGTACCCGGTGCCCGTCACCTCGTTGGACGTGCTGTAGGCCGTCGTGGTCGCATCAAGCGTTGCCGAGCTGGTGAACAGAGCAACCTTGAACGTATCGCCGGTCCCGTTGGTAAAGTCATGGGTGCCCGTCAAAAGCTGCGTCTTAAAAGACGTGCACATAGCCTGTGTAATTGCCATCTCAGAGCCTCCTCACGGCGTCTGCTAGTTCGGGTTGCCCCGCATCTACCAAGGCATTATAAACGGTTGTACGGTCGCTAGAGATAGCCTCACGCATGTAATACGCAACCACCTTCTCCATGTCCCGCTTAAACGCCTTAGCCTGTTCCTTAATTAGTGGGTGCGCCGTCTCCGAAACGCTCATCAGCTTATCTACGCAGCGGCTCGCTACTTCCTCCGGCGTAAACCCACGCTTATCCGTTGTGTGGATGGCAACAATAGGATCAGCGCTTACAGAAACATCTACACTAAACATAATTAACGCCGAGCCCGGACCATGCCGGCCCTATAGCTATCAGTGGTGTTGTAGCCTTCCCCAAGCGCCACAAGGTTCTGCATGGCTTCTTGGTACTTAGCCTCGTAGAGCTGCACCAAATCAGGCTCACCCTTGAGGTAGCCATAGGCCTCGGTCAGGCATGCGTAGAGAAGGGCATGCTCCGCGTTCGTCCCAAGCCAGCTCGTGCCCACATCAACAATAGATGCCGGGCGGTAGAAATAGTGAAGCTCTGCGGTGTAGTCAGAGTCCGGGGTAGGGCCAAGGATGAAGTTGGCGTCATCAAAGATGGCGTAGAAGCGCGGAGTCCCTGTCGCCGTGGGATCCGGGAACGCTTGCCGAATGAAGTTCACGTCCTTGTAGAGCGTGTACTCGTAGCTTCCACTGTCCACCACGGCCAGAGAGTAAACGGCAAGGAAGTCCGAAGGCGTGGAGAGATATGGATTCCCTGTGGTCACCGACGCAGTAGCATTCTTCCGGAAGTCAGGAAGCTGCACGGACTTGAGGATCCGGTCCTCAGCCTGCTTGATGATTATGTCAAGATCCGCAACGAACTCAGTGTCCGAGTCCTTTAGATAGGTCTGGATTGCGCTCTTGAGCGTTGTGTAAGTTAACGCCATTAGCTGATGCTCACGGTCACGCGCCCAACCATGCCAAGCAGGGGCGCAGAGAATGTCGTGTACGTCACGCTGATAGCCCGGCTCGCCTCCTCTGAGGGATCTGGCCGGGGGTTCTGCAGCGGACGCGGATCATCTACCTCTATCTCACCAATCCAAAGCTGCGGCTGGTCTTCGTCGTAGCATTCAGGGCAGACATACATGTCCGTTGGCATACGATTCTGAATCTGGTTCGACAGCTCATGCAGCGGATATCGAAACCCGCAGCGGTCGCAGAACCCAAACGCATGCTTGCCCTGTGCGTAGCTCATCGGACTCTATACATCCGAGGAACCATCTTCAGGTCAGTCTTGACCCGGTCCTCGTCGAGAGCATTCTGTAGCTCTTCATCGTAAACAGCCTTCAGCATCGCCATGCGATTCGACCCGTCAGGGAGCTTCATGGCAATGTGATAAGCCAAGCCAGCGACCAGCGCAGGGATGAACCGAGATGGGACATCGATCGTGTTAGCGCCGTTGTTGCCCACGTCCTGAATGCGCCGCATACGCCAATAAACGACCGTGTACGTCTCCGAGCTGTCCGGGACAGGCCAGAGCGTAAACTCCGGAGTAATTTGGCGATCAATGTAAATCTGAACCGGGCGACCTTGATCAAGCTTGTTTGGGATCTGCGCATAGGATGCGAAGGAAATCCTTTGTAGCCGAGTGTCTTGCTGATCAGAGCTAGCAGCGTTGGTGCGGAGCTGATGCTCAAGGATGTCAATGGTGTCGGCAGGGAGCGTATAGGTGGCCGTGCCCGGGGTGATCGCCTGAGATCCTTCCTCGATCATCCAGAGGTGGATCCCACGATTTGCCCACTCAAGCGCAAGCAGGTTCATCGACCGCCGGGCAGTCCGGAAGTCGTAACCTGTCCTTAGCTCTAACCCGGCCCTCTCAAACGCCTCTTCGGCAATCTCAAGGAAATCCGGGTTAAAGGTAGCCGTGCCGCTGGTAGCCACTTACTTGCGCTTTGCCCGCGTCTTGCCACGGACGCAGCAGCCGTCCATGGGGCAGGTCTTGCCACCCTTTTGCATTTTCTTGGCCTTGGTCTTGCCACCGTAGCCCATCATCTCTTTACCCATGTTTGAGCGCATCATGATATTGCTCCTTAGCACATGCGGCCTTTGGTGCGGCCACGCTTGGCGCACCCATCAATTTTACCACCTGCAGCCATCTTCTTGGCGGCATTGGCTTCCGACATAGCAATAGCGACAGCCTGATCCCGGTCTGTCACCTTCTTCCCCGAGCCGGACTTGAGTTCGCCACGCTTGAACTCACCCATGACCTTCTCGACCTTCTTGCCCTGCTTCTCAGTCATCTTAGCCATTTAGCAATCCCACGCCCTGCGGCTCCAGTAGTTTGCAGAGAACTTGTCCTGCGTCCCCTTGATCCCCCCGGATCGGGCGCAGTACGACTTCTTGCGAGCAGGGCGATCCTTCTTGATCGACATGTTCGCATCGCCAAAGCGGACGAGCTTCACTTCGTCACCTTTCTTTGCAAGCACAGCGAACTTCTTGTTCCCGGACTTGCTGGTCTTCGGCTTGTTAAAACCAGAAAAGGTCTCACCTCGATAGGTGATCCTTCCCCCTTCCCGCTTTATATCGCTAGCTTTCGGCATGCTACCTCCGGTGCCTCGCCGTCTTCTTAGCTATCTTCTTGGGCTGGCGAGAGAACTGCTTGCCAGCTTTTGTGTCCTTTCGCTTCTTGGCAGAGGTCGCCGCATACTCCTTTGAGGAAAGCGCTTCCCGAGCCTTCTTCGGGAGGTACCTTTCTCCGGTAGCCTTCGAACCTTGCGTGGAGGGCTTCCCAGACTTTGTTCCCCACTCTTCTTTGGTCCACTTCTTCAGGCTCTTCTGTGACTTTTTAAGCGCCATCAGTCTCGGTACCCACCGCCTTGATCCTTGTACTCCTTTGCCAGCATCTGCGCCTTGCGCGCCGACCACTGGCCCGGCTTGCCCCCTTTGCCGCCAGCCTTGATCTTCTCAAAGAGGCGCTTACGCATAGCGGGCTTTGTATAGTTGCCCGCCTCGTTGACGCGTGATTTTGGCTTCTTAGCTGGCGTTTTCTTTTTAGCAGGCATTTTCCTTACTCATAGAACGCATCAGCTTCAGAAAGGTTGCTCATGAGAAAATACGTCCCGAGCTTTGTCTGAAAGCCGCTGTTGGGCAGCTCAAAGACGTTGGCAAAAATATCGCTTGCCGAAACGGTTTTGCACATCAGCCAGCGCTTGGGTTTTTTCTGGACAGCTCCGCTGTTTGCGACGTAATTGCACGCGGGGGTGTTTGTGATCGTGTCCGAGTTCAGCATGGTGATCGTGAACGTGTTGGTCGCAGTCACGGTAATGGGGTAGTTGCCGGACGTTGCCGTACCTCCAGTCCCCGTTGCGAAGCAAATCCCAACCACATCCCCGGTAGACAACCCGTGATCCGTTTTGGTGACGGTTACCGTCGTTCCTGACTGAGCATACGTCCCGGCCACGGGGGCCGTGTCGGTGTCGTAAATCGTCAGCTTGCCTTCGCTGGCCGAGCCGATAATCGACACAAGCTTCAGCCTGTTGGGGCCAAGCAGTGCAAAGCCCGACTCCCGGCGGCTGACCTGCCTGATTTGGGACAAACTATCCATCGATCTGTTCCTCTTTTATTAGAGCCTCCTAAAGCCGGGTCAAGGGAGGTCCGATGACCCGGCCACAGCCCGATCCTTACGGCTGGTCAGAGAATGCCGGTGCGGTTGCGCTCGTCACCGTCCCAAAGATTTGGTAGTTGGTGTCGTCCAAACCGAGGAAGGTGATGTCGAAGGCCGCAGGGACATTAATCTGGAAGATGCTGTTGGAGTCGCCGTCCGAGCCAACAACAGACACTTCGTTGTCCGTGTCAAGGAACGTCACGCCGCCGATGAAGAAGTTGGCATCGTCCCCGGTGTCGAAGATCGCATCGAAGGATGCTGCCGCAGCGCCGGCGAAGACAAACCGATACGCAATGCCGGCAGTTGGCGCCGGGAGCGTGTAGGTGTTGTCCTGAGAGGGGTCGGGGACGAGGTTAACCCGGCCACCGTTGGTTGCAGCGGCAATGGTCACGTCGCCGTCGCTGACAGAGACAGGCGTTACCTGCATGCCGGAGGCGTCAAGCACAAAGCTCTCGGTAACAGCGCCGGTCGTGGCGCTCTTGGAAACAACCTTAAAACCGTTCTCGGAACGGACGGGGCCGTTGAACGTAGTGTTAGCCATGGGAATCTCCTGTCGTGGCTAGTGTCAGACTCAGGTGAGCCTGTCAGGGATTAAGTCATTTATACGCGCTATGCGCTTATGGCACAAGCTTCCTCAACCAAGCTCGGGCTTACCACCAACCGGGACACCTCTCCATGCTTCTTATGGTAGGTGATAACTTGGGCTTCTTGTCCGCTAATAAACCCGTGTCTGCTGGCGTAACTATCTGATTCTGCGAGAGTTCTGTGCTGTTCGATGGTCATCAATGATGTCTCTTTGACATCCCTATGATGCAGGTGTCCCATGTGTCCGTAGCTGTGTTTGGTTCTCCCAAAGACCTCCCGGAACTTGGCGACAAAGACATCGTCAATATTGCTTGGGCGACGCTTGTGTCCGTGGTGGAAGAACAGGCTGGTGTCTCCCCACTCATAGCAATAGTAAGGATCGACGGACGTATCGACCGTCAGCCTTGGCTCGTTCTCGTAGAGAGCAGATAGCCACTCACGCATCCAGATGCTCGATACGGGGTTGTGATTACCCTCTGCCTCTATGACGTGAACCCAGTTGTACTTGGCGAGGAGCATGGCGTTGATGCGGCGCCTGACCCTGATCCAGAGCCTAATAACCTTCGAAAAGCGCGAGTCAGAATCAAGGATATGTTTTGAAGCTGGGGTGAGGTTTTCCATTCCGTCTTGGTGCAGGTCGTCCCCGAGGAAACACAGGACTGCACCTTCTGCTGGAGGCGCTGCGGCTATGGCGTACTTGAACCAGTTGATCAGCCGCTCCTCTGCAATGCTTACGTCCCAGTCTCCCTGTCTTGTTTCCTCAGACCAACTGTACTGGCCAAAGTGGTAGTCGGTGATGATGTGGCAGTTGATGCAGTTGTTGGAGATGTCTTTGGCGGGAGGTTTGACTGGCTTCTCTTTGGGGATGTTTTCTTTTGATGCATCTATGAAATCATTCACCATCTGCTCAAGCTGGGCGCCATCTATCCCAGTCTTGACCCATTGCATTCGGGGCTTGCCTTCCTCGTCATAGAGGGTACTTGTGCCCTTCACAAGGAATGGCGCAGGTGCGGGATTGTTTAAACCGTATTCGGGCGCAAAGCCCATCTTAGCTGCCCGGGTCTTTACCCTCTCAACAGCGTTTCGAACGGTGTTGTAGCTCTTCCCTACATTGGACGCGGCAGACTTCAGCCCGCCGCTGTTGATCACAGCGATAACGTACTCTTTTTCCTGATCAGACACGCAGTACTTGAGTAGCTCTTTCGGATAATAACCCGGAAGCGGCATCGATTCTCTCCCCCAAGAGAGGCTTAAAGACTGCTTTTACACGATCAGTTTAAACAGATCAAATTACTGGTTGATTCTTCAGGCAAAAAAAAGGGCCCCCGAAGGGGCCCTAAGCAGTACCTTAGGCCGCGCCGGGCGAGCCGTAGATACCAAGTGGATCACTCACGCCGAAGCTGTAACGCTCGCGAGCGCGGTAACGCACGTTGCCGGTGTTGAAGTCACCGTCCATCGAGGTGGTCATGGGAGACCGCTCGAAGTGCTTCATACCGTTGGGCACGTCGGTGATAAGGAACCACGCTTCCGTGTCCGTGAGGTAGTGGTTGACAGCGTAGCCGTCCGGAATTGCACCCATGTTCCGGATAGCGTTGATGTCGTTGTCTGCCGTGCTCGTGCGGAGAGTGGTCTCCAAGAGGCGGTCAGCCGTGAACATCAGTGCCGGCGGAACGATGAGACGAACGGGACGTGCCGAGATCAGCAGGCCCTTCTCGTCTTCGTAGGCAGCAATGTCGATGATGGCTTGCTCAAGAGAGGTCTCGTTGAGGTCAGCCGCCACAGACGGACGGTTGCTGTTGGTGCCACCGGAAGCAAGGGGGTGAGCCGTGCTGAACAGGGTCACACCGTCGCCAGAGTTGTACGAGGTGAAACCATTGTTCAGGCGGCTAGCAGCCTTGACCTGCTTCGTGTAGGCCATGGAACGAGCCAGAGCCTTGGTGTAACGAGCAGAGAGCGTGTCATAGAGGTTGTCCTCCATGGCTTCCTCGGTGATCGAGAAGGCCAGCGCCACGGTCTCGTGATCGTAACGAGCGGTGAACGTCTCCTGTGCGGAGTCGAAGGAGACTGCGCCGCCTTCGCTCTTCACCGGAGCCGCCGAGAACCCAGCAAGCTTCACTTCTTCTTCGAAGCTACGCTCGGAGGATTCCGTCTCGTAGATCATGGTGTGCTCGTCTTCGTACTTCTCATACTCCAGACCAAAAAGAGCGTTAAGCCCCGGCAGGAGTTCCTTCAGCATTTGAGCGCGTGAAATCGCCATTACTCAGACTCCTTATACGCCGGTCGTGTTGTCGTACTGATGCCCGGCATTGAACTTAACCAGAACGTCGGTGTAGGCATCGCCCACAGCGCTGTCCGGGCCGTCCACAAAACCGAGGATCCGCACGGGGAGGGTTGCGGTCGTTGCGATAGAGGAAGCATCAACAGCGTTCTTGCTGTTCCCAATCGCAGTCGAACCAGCGGTTTGCACCACAGCAGCGTTGTTGCCAAGTGCAGTCTGAGCGAGCGTGTCGTCAGCTTGCATCTGGAACACCACAGACGGGTCATCAATCACGTAGGCAACTGCATCAGATGCCACCGTGCTTGCGGGCCAGTACTGGCTGTAGGTCGGCTGCTTGGTATTCGGATCGGTGTAGAAACAACCGACAAAAATACCAACCGGGGTCAGAGTAGCGGTACCAGTGTCCTTCTCGACGGTGCCGGTGTTAACCAGCTTTACGAAATCGCCGTAGAAGATTGCGGTGCCATAGCCGGAAGCGATGCTGATCTGGCGGATTTTATTAACAAACCCTGCGCCAGCCAGCGTATCAACCGGACGAGCACCATACGGAGCGGCAGTCGTCGCCATTTTTTAAGACTCCTATACGGTCAAGAATCCCCTCGGGTGACCCGGGGGCCGAATGAGGTTTCTGTACGCCGCTCCGGTTTGTGGAGGGGCATACGGGGATCTCCCTGACGCATGTAGTCTTGGTCAACGGACGCTAACTGCCTCTCAGCAAGTTTGTCGTAGTGATCTTGGCGTTGGTTCATCATCTCGGCAGGGCACTTGCAAAGAAGCAGCCCTCCGATCTCAATGCCATCAGGATAACGACTATCCAGATCGCTTTGAGCATGTAGCTCGGGGTGATCCGAGCCCGTCACCGGACGCCAGCCCTCACGGAACTTTTTGGAGACATTTGAGTTGTCCGTATTCCCTCGTGCCGAGGTGCGAATCCAGCGGAAGACCCACCCATCTCGGGGGTCAGGTACTGGTAGCATCCCCTGCGGGACCCACTTGTCAGGAGTGCGCGTTTGCTCTTGTCGAGTTTCGCGGGTACGGGGTGTGCGCTCGCTAGTCATCGCTGGGCGTCCTTTAGCATCTGCTTCGCATATTGATCATTGGTTAAACCAAGTCTTTTCGCGATAGCTACTTGTGTGCGCGTCAAAGTCACTTTACTGGGACGACTGCCGTTATTACGCGCACTAGGCGCAACGGGAGGCGTCTGCGCTCGACGGGAAACCTGACGCGTTTGGTTATCCTCGTCTGCGATATCTACCTGCTCACCGAAATATTCCGGAAAGCGTTTATGCATCTCTGCATCAATTGTCTCATAGTATTGATCAGAAGTTGGGTCAATACCACCCCTAACTAACTTCTCATGAATACCGTATGCAGTAGCCGTCATATCAGGATGTTCGGGCGAATTAAACCATCCCTTATTACGATCTGCCCAGCTTTGTGCTTTCGGGTCTGGGCGCCGTACCTGAGGTTGCGGCTGCTGATATTGTTGCGGCGTTTGAACCGGAGGCCGGGTTTGAAGCTGACGCTCATAGTTATCAGCTTCCCGAAGCTCAAACTGAGCCTTATTGAGGATGTCCTGCGCCTCAATAATCTTATCGGGGTCCCCAGTGTCATACGCCTGACGATAACGGTTCTTTGCGCCTTCTAGCGCCATCTGGGCACGTTGCTTGATCTCTGCAACAAGGGCTGCCTGCCCTCGCTGAATTAGTTGATCGCGCTGCCCAAGCTGCCCTTGGATGTGTTGCGCCACACGTAACGCTTCATCCCGCTCGCGCTCAATCTGCTCGCGACGGCGCGCTTCTTCGCGACGCTCATAGGTCAGCTTTTTGATACGCTTTTGAACGCGCTCAGAGTAATTTTCTAGCTCGTCATCGTCGTCATCATCAGATAGCTCTGCCTCAGGCTCTTTCTTTGCCTTAGGCTTTTCCTGCTCTTCCTCGGCGATCTCGATCTCAAACTCCGGTTCCTTTTCGGAACC